CGTACTGATAATTATGGTTCAAATACAAATAATAACCTATTCAATTTATTCTGGAGACGTACACTTAATCAAATTAATGATGGTAAGATGCTTACAGCTTATTTTAACCTTAATGAATTTGACATTCAAAATGTTCGTTTATCAGATAAAATTCGTATTGATAATAGTTGGTGGAATATCAATAGAATAATCGATTATAATGCAAATTCTACGGGGCCAACAAAAGTAGAACTTATATCAATTGATGATAATTTAAAAATACCATTTGTTACTCGTGATGTTAACATTCTTGAAAGAAATTCTAATTTATTAAGTTTTATACCTAAGCTTGCAAGTGAAAGAGCTCAAATGATTAATACAAATCTTTCAACTAGTAATTTATTAATTCAAGGTAAACATAATTATATTAATGATAACGTTATACGTGGTAATATAATCGGTGATAATAATATTGTTAATAATGATTCAGTTATTTTTGGTAATGATAACGTTATTAACAACCCTAATAGTATAGTATTTGGTAGCAATAACATTGTTAACAATGGTATTTCTAATACGATGATTGTTGGTGATGGTTTTACAGCAACTACTGGTAATACATTATATACTAATAATATTATTATACCAACTGATGGTACAATAAATAATATATCAATAAATCAAGTTATTGATGGTGCTAGCTTATTTGCACCTAGTAGTGGTATTGAATCTATTGTACAAATAAATACTTTATATCCTAATACAGCAACTGGTGATTATTCAATAGCTCAAGGTTCTTATAGTTCAGCAAGTGGTTCTAGTAGTTATGCTGAAGGATTTTCTACTCAAGCTATTGGTGGTGCAAGCCATTCTGAAGGTTCTTATACGATAGCAAGTGGAGATTCAAGTCATGCTGAAGGTAGTGAGACAATAGCAAGTGGTGATTATAGTCATTCTGGTGGTAATGGTGCTATCTCAAATCATTTAGGTGAGTGGTCAAGATGTAGTTCATATATTGGTAATGGTCAATATGGCTTTTTAGATTATACTAAAACAACTATTAACAATACATTAACTGAAATATTTCTAGGTGATTTTAGTCCTAATAGACTTACAATACCAGTTGGTGCTAGTTATCGTGTTAAGATAACAGCTATAGCTAAATCAGCACCAACTTTAGCTATTAAAGAATGGGAAGGAAGTTATATTATTAGTAACGATAGTGGTACTATTGTAATAACACCAATTGTAGTATTAACAACAGTTGTAGTTGATGCTTCAATGGTAACTACAACCATTAGTTTAGTTGCTGATACAGCAAATCAAGCATTAGCAATTAAAGTACAAGGTTTATCAGTAACATCAGTTAGTTGGTATGTTAAACTTGATTATATAATGTTATTTTAAAACAATAATATAAATAAAACACATATAAAATGGCACAACCAATTGAAATACCAATCCAAGCAACTGGAATAGCAGCAGTAAAAGCTGAGTTAAGAGCATTAAGAGGTGAACTTGTTAATGCAACTGACCCAGCTACTATTGAAAGATTATCACAAGCTGCTGGTAAACTATCAGATAAGATAGCTGATACAAATGAAAAAATAAAAATATTTGCTGCTGGCTCAGAATTTGAGAAAGTAAGCAATGGTCTTGGCCTTATCGGTACTCAATTAGGTAATCTTGATTTTGAAGGTGCAGCTGAATCAGCTAAACTATTAACCAATACAATCAAAGGTATGAACCCAGCTGAAGTTGCTGCTGGTTTTAAATCGTTTATTTCAACGATTGGTCAGTTAAGTAATGCATTTGTCCAAATGGGTATTAAATTGCTTGCAAATCCTTTATTTTTGCTTGTGGCAGTTATTGCTGCAGTTGTAACAGTTATAGTTTTACTTAAAGATAAGGTTAAAATATTAGAACAAGCATTTGATTTGATAATGATACCAATCAAAGCAATGATTCAAGGTTTAAAAGATTTAGGTGATTGGTTAGGTCTTACAGCATTTGCTGAAGAAGAAGCTGCTGCAAAGTCACTTGCTGCAACAAATTCACGTATTGCTGCTAATGAAAGTTTAACTGCTTCAATGGATAAAGAATATGGTAGACAAATAGCCTTGGCAAAAGCTAATGGTAAAGATACTGAAGATTTAGAAATACAAGCACAACAATCAAAACAAAATGCATCATACAAAAATGTTGAAAGATTAAATAAAGAAATCAAAACTCAATCTGATTTACTTAAAAACCAAACCAGAGACCAACAAGTTGAAACCCGTAAGAATATTGCTGATTTACAAAAAACTCGTGATGAGCAAATTGAAATAAATAAAGATGCTGCTAATCAAGTATTGGTAATTAAAGCAACTGCTAATACCAAAGATAAAGAAGAAGCTGCTAAACATAATACTGAAATTCAAAAGAAATTAACAGAGAATCAAAAAGAATTAGCTAAGATTGAAGAAGCTAATGCTAGAGAAAGACTTGCTAGAATTAGAGCTTTTGCTGAAGAAGCAATTGCTGAAGAAACTAAATCTTATTATGCTATTCAACAAGCTGCTAAAGAAAATGCTGATAGAAAAAAAGGTGAACAACAAACTGAGATTGATGATGCAATAGCTAAATATGATGCTTTAATTCTTACAGCACAACAATATGGTCAAAATACAAAAGAATTAGAAGATAGAAAAGAATCTGAAATATATGATATTAAATTAAAATATATTGAAAAAGGAACAGCTGCTGCTAAAGAAGCTGCTGATGCTCAAAAAGCAATTGATAATGCTGCATTTCAAGCTAAACAAAAAATGTGGGGAGCATTATCACAAGGTGCTGCATTAGCTGCTGAAACACTTGGTGAATCAACAGCTGCTGGTAAATTATTTGCTATTGCTGCTGCTACCATTAATACATATACAGCTATTGCTGGTCAATTAGCTGCATTTTCTGGTATTCCTGTTCCTGGTTATGCTATTGCTCAAGCTATTGTTACTGGTGCTGTAGGTCTTGCACAAGTTGCTAAAATTGTTTCTGTTAAAGTTCCTGGTAAAGACAAAGGTGGTAGTGCACCATCTGGATTAGGTTCAATAACATCTAGTTCATCAGCAGCAATAGTTCCATCAACTACATTGGTTGGTAATAGAAATGAAAATAATAATACAGGTGCTGCTGGTACCGTAAATGCTGTTACAGGTCAAATTCTAGATGTTAGAGCTTATGTATCAGAAACTGAAATAACAGATGTTCAAGGAAGAGTTCGTAAAATGAAAACTTCAGCTGAACTATAATAAGTAAAATAGAATAAAAACAATAATTATAAAATATAATTTATGGCAAATCAAACATATTTAAGAATATTACAAGCAGTTGAATCATTTGCTTCAGAGCATATGCAAATTAAAAAGTTTGCATCTGACTTTCCTGGTCAAATGCCAAACTTTGCAACTCAAGATGAAGAATACCCAGTACTTTTTGTTTCACCAACATCATCAGTTTTTGATATGTTTGCAACAACATTTGTTATTGATGTATATTGCTTCGACATTATTCAAAAAGATAGAGCAAACATCAATACAATTCTTTCTGATACACACGGTATTTTATCTGACTTAAATCGTTGGATACTTGATGCTGACCCAGCTGGTTTTGATATCATTGAAACATCACCAACACTTACACCAATAGATAATGCTTTATTAGATTATGCTGCTGGTTGGAAAATGACAGTTACTATCGTAGCTGATACTTATGCTCTTTGTGAAATACCATTTGCTAATATGCCAGTTATTACTCAAGAAGTGAATAACATCATATATACAAGCTTTTTAACTTGTGAAACACTTCAAGATTGTCCAGTTATCACTGGTATTACAAATGATATTCAAATTTTACAAAACGAAATTGATAATTTACCAAGTACAGCTAATTTTGTACCATATACTGGTGCTACAAAAAATGTTGATTTAAATACTTATTCAATAAATGCTGATGGTGGTTTTAGTTCAAATTGGAGTCCTGGTTTTTTTAATGGTGGTACACTATATGGTGGTACAAATTCTAGACAATTTAATTTTTTTGATTTGAGTGATGGTAGTTACTTTGATGATGGTCTTAGAGTTAATATTGTAGCTAATGTTGAAGAAGGAATATACTATGAATATAGTAATACTAATACACAAAATGGTTCTGGTATAAGTCTAACAACTGAAAATGTATATTTGAGCACACAGAGTTCATCAATTACTAACCTTGTTACTATAAGTACAGATTCTTTAAATTCAACAAGAAAAATAACTAGTGATGTAGGTTTTAGTGGTCCATCATTAACAGCTGATACATCAATATATCTACAAGATGTTATTGATACTGGTAATTATTCTAATTTTGTATATGAAGAAGGTGCTTTACTTTTTAACGACATAACTAATAATGTTCCTAAATTTAAAACAAATGGAAATGAATTTAGTATGTATAATTCTGATGGTAATTGGTCATCTATTCTTAATGGCCTTTTATCAACTAGTAGAACTTATTTATTACCAGATGCTGACGGTACATTTGCATTATTAACAGATATTACTTCATTTAGTGGTTTAACTGGATTAACATCTACTGATGGAAGTGTTGTAATTACAACACCATCAACTGGTGTTAGAGATTTAAGTGTTCCAGTTGCAACATCTACGTTATCAGTGTTGGTTCAAGTTAGAAATCAAACAGGTGCACCATTAGTAAAAGGTACTCTTGTATATATTGATGGTGCAGCTGGTAATAAAGCTTTAGTTGTTAAAGCACAAGCCAATACTGAAAATACTTCAAATGCTACACTTGGTATGATTCAAAATGATATTCCAAATAACCAAAACGGTTATGTGGTTCAATCTGGTTTGATTAGTGGTTTAAATACAATAGCTTTTAGTGCTGGTACAAGAATTTGGTTATCACCAACAATAGCTGGTGCTTATACTAATGTTCAACCATCAAGTCCAAATCATTCAGTATACATTGGTGTTATTTCTAGAAGTCACGTTAATCAAGGTACAATTGATATTGCTATTATAAACACTCAAGAATTTAGAGAATCTTCTGACGTATTTTTAAGTGCACTTACCAACAATGATGTCATTACTTATGATTCAGCAACTAATTTGTTTAAAAACAAATCAGTTATAAATGCATTGGGTTATGAACCAGCAGATATGAGAACTGATTTGACTAACAGAAGATTAGGATACACAGTATCAACTGATTTTTTATCAACTTTTACAGCTGCTCTTGCTCCATTTGCATTTAGTACTTCAGCTAGTGGTACACTTCAAATTATTGGAAGTCAAATTGATAATCATCATCCTGGTGTACAACAAATAGCTGCAGCAAGTGGTTTAACAAATAGTGGTGGTAATATAAATTCACATGCAGCTACTAATGCTTTTTCAGTTGTATTTACTGATGGATTACAAACAGATTTAATTTTTAAATTACCAACAACAACAACTAATAACGTTATTAGAATTGGGTTTACTTATGGTAATTTAACAATAACACCACCTACAAGTGGAAATTATTTTGAAATTACTGGGACAACACTTGTAGGTATAACAAGAAATAATAATGTACAATCACAAACTAGTTCATTTACACTTACAGCAAGTACTTGGTATCATAGTAGAGTTAAAGAAACTATTGTGGGTACTGCTAATACCGTTACATTTACTGTTTACGATATGAGTGGTGTTACTTTATATAATCAATCATTAACAACCAATATCAATATAACAACTACTAGAGGTGTTAATGTTATATGTCTTAATACTGTTTCAAATGCAGCAATTACATCAATTATTTATTTGGACTATTTAGGTGTTACATTTCCACCAATGATTAGAGGTGCATTAGATTAATAAATTAAAATTATGATACTAACAAAATATAGAATGATGAATATAAATGATGATGGTTACGTTGAGACATTATCATTAGAAGAAGCACAAGCTTATAGTGGTATTTATATTACCGTACAAGAAGACATTAACGATAATATAACAGAAGAAATAACTTTATAAAATGCCAGTACAAATAGGAAGAGATGAACAATCGTGTTATGCAAGATGGGGAGACCAAGGCCACAAATATTATTATAAATGTGGTAATAGTTTAGCTCGTAAAAATGCTCGTAAAAAAGCAATTGCACAAGGTATTGTTATTGGTGAATATGCTATTGAAAAGATTAGTTTTGATTTTGATTTTGATGATGTATTATCAATGGCACCAGTTCGTGAAATAGCTAAACGTTATATAAAACAAGGTGTAGCAGTTTATATTATATCGGCACGCCATAATGCCGACACTATGTATGATGTTACTGATAAGCTTGGGATACCTAGAAGTCGTGTATATGCAACTGGCAGTAATAATGCCAAGATACAAAAAGTACAGGACCTAGGTATTACTAAGCATTATGATAATAATTCTGATGTAATAAATAAATTAAAAGGAATTGGGTCATTGGTTAAATTAAGTGAGACTTATAATGACTATCCAGAATCAGTTAAAAATGCAGCAGCACGTGGAATAAGATTAAATGATGAAGTTAATAATAAATGTGCAACTCAAGTTGGTAAAGTAAGAGCTCAACAATTAGCTAATGGTGAATCGATTTCATTTAAAACTATTAAACGTATGTATTCTTATCTATCAAGAGCTAAAGAGTATTACAACCCAAACGATGATAAAGCTTGTGGTACCATAAGTTATTTATTATGGGGTGGTGAGCCAGCTTTAAAATGGTCTGAAAGTAAAATAAAACAAATTAATGGTAATACTAGTTTAAATATTCACGATAGATTTGCTGCAGTAATAAAATTCATATCAAATGACACAAGTACAATTAAATAATCAATTAACTATTCAATTGAAAGCTTTTCTAAAACAAAGAAATCATATCAGTAGTGGAAATCTTTATAAATCAATAAAGATTACTAGTGATAGTAATCTTAATTTTAAATTAAATGCTTATGAGTATATCCAATTTTTGGATGAAGGTACTTTTCTAACTGATTTTTTTGCTTTACCAAAAACTGTAATGACTATTAGTGATTATCTTACTGGTATGATAGATAAAGAATTAGATATTACTGGTTAATATCTTTAAGATATGATAACTGATTAAATATAAAGATTACTGGGAGACTAGTAATCTTTTCATATTTAGTAACGTCACCATCAGTTAATTTATGTATGATATTTTCCCACGACCATTTTATTATAACTTTTTCTTTTTCTATATCATCTTTTTCTTCTTGGTCATATTGAGATTCATCTATTTCTTCGTCATCATCAAATTGTGGTTCAAAAAGCTTTTCATAAGTAGTCATCAACAATTCTTTAAAATCTAAGTAATATTTGATAACACCATAAATATCGGTTATAGGTAATTCATCAAAAGCTTTACATCTATCTTCTATATTAATTGATTCATATGGTTCATAGATTAAATTACTCCATTCATCACATTTTGTCTTTCTATATAAAACACTACAAATATTGCTTAGATTTTCATAATAATTATTACTGAAATAATATTCTAAATCAATAAACTCACCAAATGAAAGCTTATTGATATTGATACAAGTATAATCACCTATTTTAGTTTTTAATTGAGTAGATGGTTCATAACGTAACCATTTCAACTTACCAATAAGTATAGCTAATTCTTCAACGTCTAAGTCTTCCCACATTTCATCATCTGGTAAAGTATCATTAAGAATTGATAATATTTCTATCTGTCTAACAAAAAAGGATGAGTTAGACTCATCCAATTTCTTTAGTTCTAAAAATTGGTCAGCATAAACTTCTTCCCAAGAATTAGGTAATTTAATACTATCCATTTTTAACATCGTTTTCTATCATAGCAAAATCATTGATAAGACGTTTGCTCATAAAGTTAATTAATGGTACGGCTACATCAGCAGTGATTTCTTTTCTAATAAGTTCTGCTTTATAGTGGATGTGTGCTTTATCATAATGCATATCTTTGGTAATATCTTGTCTCTTATAAATAACAGCTAGGATTTCACCTAAATAACGATTATCATTTTTAGCTATGTAGCCTTCAATCAAAGCAGTTTCTTTTACCGTAAGCTTAAATTTCTCATCGAATGCTTGGTATTTGATACCATCTAATTCGATTTCTTTTTTAATCTCGGTTTCAAGTTTTGATTGAATGTTAAATTCTTTTATTATAGATATAAATGCAGCTGCATCGAAATCATCAACAATGTTTTCTGGTAATCCTAAGTAGATAAATACTTCTGACCATTTTTGGAAGCTTTGTTTTTCTTTATTGTTTAAGATAGAACAAATTTGTTCAAAGTCTTTTACTAAGAATTCATCAACTGAATTCATAATAGGATAGATTGTACCCTCATAATTAATGTTTATCATAATATTTCTTTTTTAATTATTGTTACAAAGATATAAACTTTATTTTAAAAAACAATAATATCAAAAATAAAAATGAAAAAACTTCCTAAATTTCTGATTACAATTGATGATGAATATTCTGAAGGTGAAAACTTAGGTATCGACCAGATAGCTTTTACTTCAACTCCAGCTATTATCACCAAAGGTTTTGCATTTAAGTCTGAACTTAAAAAAGTTTCATTTGTTGATGACCTTAAATATCGTATTGCTGCACCAGCTATGATACCAATGGAAATCTATCGTAATGATGACTCAGAATACTATGTAGAATTTACATCAGAAGAAATCGAAAAGATACACTCAAAATTTATGTCTAATCTTAATAACCAGAATATGTTCAATCTAGAGCACGATTCTGCAGTTACGGTGCCAGCATATGTATTAGAAGCAATTCTAGTTGATAGTGAATCTAAGATAGAAATGATTAAACAAGAATATAATATTGACGTGCCAATGGGTACTTCATTTTTAGTTACACAAATAACTGATAAACAATATTACAATGAATTAGTTGACAATGGTCAAACTGGTTATTCAATCGAGGGGTTCCTTGGTATGAAGTTGTCTGAAATTATAAATAACAAAAATCAAAAATTAAACACAATGAATGAAACAAAATCAATTTTACCAGCTGGTGAATATACCGATAAAGACGGTAATGTATTTGTAGTAGCTGAAGATGGTACAGTTACACCAAAAGAAGTTGAAATGGGTTATAAACCAAAAGAAGAAGAAATGGGTCTTGAAGTAACACCAGAAGCTGAAGCACAACCACAAGTATCTGGAGCAACAGAAACTAAATTAGAAGAAGTTGTTGAAGAAACAGAAACAGAAGTTGAAATGGCTGTTGAAGAAGTAGCTGTAGAAGTACCTGTAGAGGTTGCACCTATTGAAACTTATTCTAAAGTTGAAGTAGATGCTAAATTAGATGAAATCTATAAAATACTTGCTGATATGCAAGCTGAAGATGATACTGAAGATGTATTAGAAGGTCCAGAAGAAATTGCAATGTCACTTCACGATAAATTTGCAGCTTTTACACGTTTTTATAAAGAATAATTATAAAAAAAAAATGTTGTAACAATAATAATAAAAATAATAAAAAACAAAAAATAAAAAACAAAAATGAGAAATTTAAAATTTGACTTAAATATTGATGCTTCTGCATTGATTAACCCAAATCCAGTAGAATTTTACGGTAAAGCATATATTACAGAAGATATTGTTGATAACTTCAGAACTCTTCCTGGTATTAAATCTAAAACTAAAATTGCTACGACTGCATTTAGTTCATTACTTAAAGATTCATCTTGTGATTTCGTTGCTGGTGACCAAACATTATCTGCAATCACAATTGATGTAACTGCAGTTTCTGCTCTTGCTGAAATTTGTAGATTTGACATCGAATCAAGTTTCATTTCACAATCTATGGCTAAAGGTTCTAATGCTTCATTCGAAGTACAACCATTTATGTCATTCTATTGGGATGAAATGGCTAAAGAGATTTCATCTGAAATCGAAGGACAAAGATGGCAAGGTAACACAGCTACTGCTACTTTCACAGGTGCAACTGCTTACTTGAAATTAGTTGATGGTTACGAAAAACAATTACTTGCTGATGCTGCTGTTTTAGATGTAACTGCTACTGCTGTAACTGTATCTAACGTATTAACTGCTATTGCTGCTGTTTATGCTAAAATGGCTACTAGTGCTCCAGCTCTTATCAACAGAACTTCTGATTTACGTCTTTACGTATCTCCTAACGTTGCTGCTGCTTACAGACAAGCTGTTGCTGCTGGTAACACACAAGCTTTCGTAACTAAAAACTTAGACTTAACTTACTTAGATATTAAAGTAGTTGTATGTCAAGGTATGTCAGCTAACAAAATTGTATTAACACTTAAAGATAACCTTATCTATGCATTTGATGGTGAAGGTGATGGAAAAGCATTAAAAGCTATTAACTTAGAAGATACAGTTGCTGAACCAAAATTAAGAACTAGAGCTAATTTAAAAGTTGGTTTTAAAATTGTTAACGGTGGTGAAATTGTTTATTTCAACTAATCAATAATAAATTAAATTATTAAAAAGGATGGTGATAAGTCATCATCCTTTTTTTTATACACAAAATAACTTAAAAATAAAAACATATAAAAAATGGCTTGTAATACTTTAACATCTATTTTAAAAGGTTGTTCAAATAACCAAGGTGGTATATTCTCAGTATGGATTAATGACTCAGCAAATGTTACTGCTCAAGGTATCAATTTGACTGCTCATACAATTACTGCAACAACTACATCACCTAAATTCACAGCTTTTGAATTTAATAGAAACGTTGGTTCTTCTACTGTAGAACCTAAAATAGACCTTATCAATGGTAGTACTTACTACGAGGTTAAAACAACATTAGTTTTTCACAGAAGAGAAGCTGCTAAATCTAGAGCTCTTCAAATTCTTGCTGAAGGACAAAGATTCTTAGATATTATGTATCTTGATGCTAACAATGAATACTGGTACGTTTCAGATGCACAACTTGACGGTGGTGCTGAAGAAACTGGTGTAGCACGTGGTGATGGTTCTAAATATACTGTAACTTTTATGGCACAAATGGACCATAGACCTTATGAAGTACTTTCTACTATCGTATCTGGTATGACTTCATAATTAATATTTCTTTTTTTAAAAAGCTCGGCATATGTCGGGCTTTTTTATTATATACCATTTATCTAACTAAAACAATAATCTAAAAACTAATAATGATTTACATCAATAAAAATAGTACTAATAATTTTGTATTAACCTTGAATGAAACTTCAAGATTGACTAACCCATATTATCTTTTTCAATTTACAAACGATTATGTTTTAGATTCAAAAAGTATCTTATGGTCACAAGTTGATACATCTAGTTATACTAATCGTTACAATCAATTTAAATTGATTGAAGCAACTTCTGGTTCAACCAGTGGTGGCACAGCAGTATCCTTATCATTGATAGCTGGCCAATACGATTATAAAGTATACGAATCTACGGGACAAACTCTATCAATATCAGCAACAACTGGAAGAATAGTTGAAACTGGACGTATGGTAGTAGCTGGATTACCAAATGATACATTAACAAATAACAAATCTTCAATTTATAACTAACAAATGGCCTGGTATAATTTTAAAAAAACAAATCAAGAACCACTTTCAACTGAAAATGATTCATTATATTCTCAATTTTCTACACCTTTTGGTATTATCGGTGATGCTAACTTATCTTTACCTTATGTACGTTCTTATGGTTCGGAACCATATGTTCGTTTTGGTAACGATAATTTATATCCACAACTAATTAATCAAATGTATTACCAAAGTCCTTTAAACGGCTCTATAATCAATTTTAAAGCTAATGCTGTTATCGGTGGTGGTTATGAAATTGAATCTGGTGAATCAACTGGTCTTCAAAAAGTAAAAGAATATTCATTCATCAAAAAAAATAAGTTTAACAAGATAATGAGACAAGCTACCAAAGATTTAATTATGCACGGTAGAGTAGCTATACTTGTTGACCCAACTGGAAAAGAAGTTAAGATTACACGTGTTGGTCCAGAAAGAGTTAGACTTAATGCTACTAAAACGAAAGTAACGTTATCTGATGACTGGTCTCGTTCAATTAATATGGTTGCTTATCCAATATATAATCCTTCATTAAAAGTACCTTCAATTTACTTATATGAGATTGATGGTGATGCTGGTCAAGATATCTATCCAATACCACAATACTGTTCAGCACTTAACTGGGCTTTTGTTGATGGTGAAATGAGTTACTTACATAAATCAAATATTATCAATAGTATTTTCCCTAGCTTTATGATTAAATTAGCTAAGAAATTTGGTAGTCAAGAAGAAATAGACCAATTTAAAAATACAATTGATAAAGCTAAAGGTGCACCATCTGCTGGTCGTATTATGACATTCGTTGCAAACACAGCAGACCAACTTCCAACTATCGAAGCAATCCCAACCAATCAAA